GACCAATGCAACTGCAAGGTCAACCTTCTCCTGCGCCTTTGCTTTAGAAATTTTGATGTTCCCGGCAGGATCAGTCTGGATCACAATGTTGTCCATGCACCAGCGCAGAACAGGATGTCCGCCATGTGCGAGTTTCTTCTCCAGTGTCATTTTCATCAGTTCCTTTGTAGGCGGACTCATGCTGGCAAAGCCCTGACGGAAACTCACCACTGTCATACCCTCGTTCATCAGCCGGTTGACCAGCATCTGACTGTTCCACGGGTCGAATGCAAGCTCTTTGATCTGATAGATTTCCGCAAGCTCCCAGATTTTCTGCTCAATGGCTTCATAGTCCACCACATTGCCCTCTGTGCTGAGAATATATCCCTGTTTCTGCCAAAGCGGATAATTCACATGGTCTTTCCTGCTGCGGATGTCAATGGTCTCCTCCGACACCCATGCAAACGGCAGAATGCTGTATTTTTCGTCATCCCCATACGGCGGGAACACAAGCACCAATGCGGTAAGGTCTTGTGTAGATGACAAGTCCAGCCCTGCATAACATGGTCTGCCTCTTAGTTTCTCCGCATCCACAGGGAATGCACATTGATCCCATATCTCCAGCGGCATCCAGCGCACAGCCTGTTTCGTCCAGATGTTCAGGCGCAGTTGCTTGAATACATTCTCCTCAGTCGGATTCTGCTGTGCTGACTCACAGGCTTCTCTTAGCTTGTCCTCTGAAAATGTGATGCCGAGTGACGGATTTGCTTTTTTCCATGTGGCGGGTTTCGTCCAGTCATCCTCCGGATCTGCCGCATAGATCACAGGGTAAATGGTCGGATCAGTCTTGCGCCCATGCAGAATATCCTGTGCCTTCTGGAACAGCTCATAGCCGATGCTGTGGATATTGTCTCCTGCGGTGCTGATAATGAACTGCAATGGCTGTCTTCTTGCATCACCAGAGCCCTTGGTCAGCACATTATAGAGGTCGGGATTCTTTTGGACATGAATTTCATCCACGATCACACCATGCGCCGATACACCATGCGCTCTGTCTGCCTCTGAACTTAATACCTGATAAAAGCTGTTTGTCGGCTCAAAGATGATTCTTTTTCGGGAATCCAGTATCTTACAGCGTTTCCGCAGTGCGGGTGACAGGCGGATCATGTCTGCGGCAACAGAATACACAAGCGATGCCATCTGCCTGTCTGCGGCTGCGCCATAGATTTCCGCACGCTGTTCTCCGTCAGCGCATAACAGATACAGAGCCACTGCCGCCGCAAGCTCGCTCTTCCCGGCTTTCTTGGCTATGAATATGATCGTCTGCTTGAACTGCCTTGTACCGTCCTCCTTGATGATGCCAAACAGGTCACGGATGATTGTCTCCTGCCAAGCCAGTAATCTGAACGGCTTTTTATAGAACTCTCCCTTCGTATGACAAAGGCACTGAATGAAATTCACTGCATGGTCGGCTCGTGCTTTATCGTAATGCGATGTCGGCAGCATGAATTTGGTTGGAGTGTAAATGTCATCGCCACCACCGCCGCTGTTGCTGTTTTCTACTTTTCCGGCTTTATACTTTTGCAATTATCATTCCTCCTATCTGTTTTTCCTTCTCACCTTCATAACTTCACAAACTTTCATCATTTCTCCCTTCACAACTTTTCATCTTCAGAAGTGTTGAAGTTGAGAATAAGCATTTACCCCTTCAGCAGTCTCTCCATCATATCATCCTGCGGATTGCCTGCGACCACCTCGGTGCTGTTGGCAGCCACAATGGAAAAGATCTGCTGAAACAACAGATTCGCCTGTTTCAGATACCCTTGCGCCATTGAGACAAACGGACTCCCGATCATTGCACCTGTCGTTGGGTGCTTGGAAATAAATCCGTACTCGTTTGTGACGTTCTCAAGCTGAATCCATCGTGCCATTGCCATGCTGTACTGCTCCAGCAGATGCGGGTTGATGAGGTGCGCACAGTGTCGCTCCCGCAGCCATGAGACCATCTGCTCAAAGATCTCCCTTCCGTACAGTTCCCCCATGCGCTGGTCTTCCGAGAGGAACGCTTTGATCTGTTCGATCTCCGGTGCATCGAATGCATCCTTCTCCGGCATTGAGAGTGTCTCTGCCGCCTTGCCCTCTTGCAGCTTATCCGCAAGAGGTCTTTTCTTTCTGCCCGCGCCTGTTCTTGCGCCGCCTCTGTTTGTTCCGTCCTTTGCCATGATCGCTCCTTTCTCGCCACAACTTCATGTGACGCAGTTAATAATGATTGCGGTTTTGCGGTTCATTTTCACCTCCTGGTCCAGTACATTTCACCCACGTAAGTGGTCATCGACTGTTTGATTTCGTTTGATTTCGTTTGATTTCGTTTGAAAAAAATCAAAAAATAATCAAAGAAAAATCAAAGAAAATCAAACAAAAATCAAACATTGGAGTTTCGTCACAAATTGGCTTGTGTTTCGTCACAGCCGTTTTCGGGAGGGGGTGTGAAAACCTCGTGGAATCGAGCTTTTCGAGACCGTCGCCTCCTGTCGTGTGCATTTTTTGGTTTTCAAACGCCCTATTAACCCCTCCTTATTTCCTCTGCTGTTTTGCTGCAACGAGAGGGTGAAAAGTACGCTAAATCGATGAAAAGAGCATTAAAACGTAGGGCATTTTTCGCTCAAAATTGTTTGAAAAAAGCGGAAAATAATCAAAGAAAATCAAACGAAATCAAAGAAATCAAACGGAAATTAATGTGAGGGTTCTGGTGTTTCTGAGGTTTCTGAACCTCACAACGGCAGAAGTTGTATTTGATACCCACAGGGTCTGAGGTTGTGAAGGGCAGAAGAGTGCCAGAGGGTTAAGATGTCCACGATAAGGATTCAGTACAGTAACCGAAGTTTCCATGCTCACAGCACCTTGACAGTTTGAGGTTTTGGTGGTAGAATAGGGGGAGAAGAGATGGTCAGGAAAGGCAGCGGAAGAGGAGAGAAACCGCCCACAAAATCTCGTCCGAGGCTAAGGCGAGGTTAAAGAGGATTTTCGTTTTCAGCCCCTTCTTGATGATTCTCTTACCGGGAAAGTCGATTTGCACTTCTTTATTCTTCACCTGCAGCAGCATTCCAGAGCAACAGAGTTAAAGTTGAGTTTAACCCATGCATAGCATCCAGCGAGATTTGCGAACGCCTTAAAACTGCCGTAAATTCGCTGCTTTCAACGTCTTATCCATCCATGCCGCAGCACCGCTTGGGTTAAAAGGTTATGGCTGTTTCTCTTTCTTTCCCTATATCACCCCCTATTCCAATACTATATTATATTAAACTCATTTTTTCTTCTCATTATAGTTCAACTTAACCACCATAACCTGACGGTGTCATCATGGATGAAAAGAGCAGTAAAAAGCTGCCGCTGAAAAACAGTTTTCAAGCATGAAAGTATCTTGTTTTTAATCACTCAATGCTGCTGTTTCCTCTCCATTATTATTCTGGAATTCACTCAGCCATATTGGCGGTGTGAAGTACCACCTCACATTGTGGGGTGTTTTCATTTTTATACGACCATCTTTTTCCTTCAGTTTACTCAGCACTCGTCCGATCTGCGAAGATGAAAAGCACTTGAGGTCATAGTGAGAACGCAGATCTCCGATTCTTCTCCAGCCCCATTTATCAATCGGCGCATCCCACATCAATTTTTCCATGATCTCGATCTCTCCCGGAAGTGGCTTATTGAATTGCTCATTGTTCTTTTCCAGCAATTCTCTCTCAGCATCGGTCAGACGAAACCCCTGTGGATTGCGAAGATACAAGGTTTGGTACACTTGTACCCACAACTGCTGTAACCATGATTCATCTAATTCCTTCAGCCTGTCCACATCGATATTCTGAATCTGTATCACCCAATAGCGG